CGAATTCAGGATGCGGCAAATTTAGAGAAAAAAACTGTAGATGAGTATATAGCGCTACAAAAGAAAAAAGCGGACGAGGACGCAAAGGCGGCAGCGGAAGAACAGAAAGCGTTCGAGCAACGGCAAAACGCGATCGCCAAATACGCTGATATTGCGACGGCGGCGTTTGAAAAAATCAGCACGCGCAGCAGGATAACGGCCAAAACTATGGCCGCGACGCTTAAACACAACCGTGAAGCCACGGAAGCCTGGGTGCAGAACCTTGCAACAATAGAGCAGAATTTCGGGCCGGAGTTTGGAACGCAGTTTTCGCAGATGATAGCGAACCTTGGCGTAAAAGAGGGCGCAGGTGTTGCGGCAAACTTAGCGAAGGCAAAGCCAACGGAGATTGCGACGCTAATATCGGAATGGGAGAAATACGGGGAGCAGGGCGTTGCGGCGTTCATCAAGGGGCTTGAAATCAGTGAGGGCGAACCCGGATTAATGGATCAAATGACAGCGGATCTGGAAGCTGGAAAGGAAAGTTTTGTTTCGGCTGTTGAAGCGATTGGCAAAGAAGCCGCTGAGGTGCTCACATCTCCGTTGACGGCAGAAGATACGGGCATAGCGGCGACAATTGAAACCATGGTTACTTCGATGATAGAAACAATAGAAGCAAAGTCGGATGAATTAGCAAAGGCCGGAAAAGCGATAGCGGACAAGGTAAGGGCTGGCATTGAGTCGGCAATAGCGGCGTTCAGGCAGTTCCCAATTAAAATGGTCAGTGTCGGCGCACAGATGGTCGAAGGCGTATGGGCTGGATTTAATAGCAAGGCGGCTGGCGTAAAGGCCAAAATAACCGCATGGTTCAACAGCCTTGTACAATCAGTTACGGTATCGTTGTCCATCAGCTCGCCGTCAAGGGTGTTCGCGGATATCGGTAAAAACATGGGGCTTGGCGTGCTGGTAGGCTGGGACACAGTTAGCAACGACATAGAAAAGACCATTACAGACAGCTTAACGCCGGACGCGAGGGCGCTAAACCCGAAATTCGATATCGGGTCAAGCTATAAGGGCGCTGGTGCGGAGTATGGTGGCACGACGATTAACAACTACATCCAAACTGTAGCCACGTCACCGCAGGAAATCGCGGCGATGATCGAAATGTACTTAAGCCGCAGGAAATGGGTTGCGGCGGTGTAATGGTAAAATATTACCATGTGCTGTATTTTTTTTGTTGTGTGTGTTGAAGTTTTTTTCAGGGCATAGAAAAATATTGCTATATTGTGGTGAATTGTGTATAATATGGGTGATGGGGCGTTACCGATAGACGGTTAGCCCACGGAGTTGGTTAAAGTAACCGCATCAGTGGATTGGGGCGGTTACTTTTTTCTGTCTTTTATTATCGTGACGATCAAGGCCGCGAATGCGATCAATAACGTCAACGCCTCATAAATCGACATTGGCCTCACCCCCTTTCGGGTGGTGTGGCTAACCGCCTACCGTAAATGGCAACGCCTTGCTTGCATTGTAAAGCAGGGCTTTTCTGTTTGTCAATGAGCTTTTTGTACCATAGCCCGCAGGAAAGGAAGGCGGCTGAATTGACGTACACGTTGGAATACATCAATGAGCGCGGGCAGTCTATCGTATTCTCGCCCAAGACGAACATCATCCTATCCTCTACCGAAGGGCTAACGTCAACCGTTATACAGCCCATGATCACGCAGGGCGTGAACAGGGTGGGCGGCGCGTTGCAAGGGCAGACCGTACAGCCGCGCAATATCATGTGCAGGGGCACGATCATGGGCAACGCCAACGCGGCGAAAAAGATGATGTTGGATATCATACTGCCGGAAGTAAAGGCAAAGCTGATATACAACGACACATGGACAATCGATGTCATACCAACCACTACGCCGGAAATATCAAGGCATACCATCACCGCGTCCTTTGACTTCGCGCTTCGCGCCCCGTACCCGTACTGGAAGAAGAAAGCTGGCGTAGCGTCTGGTATGGCGTATATGCAGCCGATGTTCAAGTTCCCGTGGAACCTAACTAAGCCATGGGTGTTTGGCATACGGGTAGCGCCGGAGTTTACCAACGTATACAATGCCGGCAATATTCCTGCGGATTTCACGGCGGTATTCTACGCGCGGTCAGCTACAAGCAACCCCTCGCTGGTCAAAGCTACGACGCTGGAAATGATCAAAATAAACAAGGAAATGGAAGCTGGCGATAGGATTACGGTTAATAACGGCGCAAACAGCATTACCGCGATCATGAGCCATGGCAGCACGACAACCGATATCTTCAACGCCATTGATTTTGACAGCACCTTCTTTCTGCTGGATCCGGGTGATAATATCCTGCGTTTTGACGCGGAAGGCAGCAGGGACGCGCTGGACGTGACGATCTTCCATTCTGTGGTCAGCGCGGGGGCGTACACTATATGATAACCATCAATGTAATGGATGCGAATTTCGAGCGCAAAGCGGTTATTAATACTTACCTGTCGCTAACGTGGGAAGAGGATTATAAGGACAAGGGCGGGTTCCGTCTTTCGATGGGCGACGAGGCCGCGCAGATCGCGGATATCGGCGATTATTTGGTGATTACCGGCGTGCCTACGGCCATGATAATATTGAGCAAGGAAATCATTTCCAACCTGCGGCAAGTGCTGTTTTCGGGCTTTACAACGCTGTATATATTATCCAAGCGCATCGCAAGGGAGCAGGTAGCGGTTACCGGTGCCGAGGCAGGGATACGCAAACTGATAGGCGACAATTTACGCGGTTTATCGAACTTCGCGCTGTCGGGAGCCAAAGGGTTTGCAGACACGTTCGAAATGACGTATCAATGGATAGAAGTGTTGGAAGCGATTACCGAGATTGTGAAAAATACAACGTTCGGTATGCGCATGTTATATGACAGAATAGATAAAAGGCATGTGTTTGACCTATACCAAGGGCTGGACAGGAGCGCAGGGCAGAGCGTTAACACACGGGCGTTTTTCGGCGAGGAGTTCAAAAATATCTACAACCTGCGCATCAACGATGACACAGCGAACTTCAAAAACTACGCCTACGTGACGGGCGGCGATGAGGAAAATCCGGTGGTTGTCGAAGTAGGTACGGCTACCGGCAATGACAGGTATGAAGTATTCGTAAGCGGCGCGGATGTGAAACTGGAGGACAATGAGGACTACAACAGCCAAGCGTATAAAAACAGGCTAAGGGATAAGGGCGTTACCGCGCTGTCGGACTATATACGGCGGCAGAATTTTGAAATTGAGGTCGATCCAGAAGATTACGGGATCAAGTACAGTATGGGCGATACCATATCCTGCAAAAGCACGCGCTATGGCGTGCAGTTAAGCGCGAAGATCATGAAGCGAGCGATCATTATCGAAAACAACACCAAAAAAATTGAACTGACGGTAGGCGACGCGAAACTGGACGCGATAGGGGAGATTAAGCTATGGAGTTAAGTTATCCGCTGAATCTGGATGAGTACATTGGCGCGGAGATCGTGCAGCTATGGCATTACGGCAGGACGACGGGCGTATTCTCGGCCAACGCAAACCTCGCGGTTACACCTGCGGGGGCGATGAAAATCAATATATCTTCGGGCGCGGCGTGGCTGCATTACTCACAGTTCGGCGCGGTGGTGTTCGCGAACACGGAGATTAAAGAATTAACGATAGCGCTTGGCGAGGCCGTGTTGCCTAGGATTGACCGCGTATGTGTGCGATATGACATTGTAGCCAATACCGTCTTATTAACGGTAAAAAAGGGAACACCGGCCAGCAATCCAATGGCACCGGCTTTGCAGCGTAACTTGGAAGCGTACGAGATATGCATAGCGGATGTGCGGGTAAATGCGGGAACCTATGTGATCAACGCGGCCATGATCGTGGATCAGCGCCTGAACCAGTCTGTTTGTGGATTGGTACGGGACGGTGTGGAAGGGCTTCCCACACAGGATTTTCACAACCAATGGATGAACATGCTGGCTATCTGGCAACAGGCGTTTGACAGCATGTACGAGCAGCAGCGGCAGGAAAGCGCGATGTACGCGGAGCAGTTCGCGGAATGGTTCAATAACTTAATGGCTTCTATCAAAGAAACCGAGCTGGGCGAGTTTGTTTTGCAATTGGCTGGCACTGTCTATGTGCCGCCGCAAGCCATGTACACGATCAGCGTAAGCGGGTG